GTTCCCAATCAAGGAACTTTTGAGAGTTACGAATACTCCTTCGATTACGATATCAGCCAATCAGATTGGTTAAACATAGTATCGCAGCCAACCACTTTGTTTATCTTTGAGAAAGATAATCAGCGCAGAATAGGTTGGATTGATACCATGAAGCGCAATGATTGGACAGGTTTAACCCAGATAAAATTAGTCACCAATAATGTCGTTACTACGCAATAAGTTCCAGCCATACTTCCCAGACCCCGATGCTCCCAACAACTACCAATGCGGTTCGGAGCAATATTGCCACCCTGTAACGGTTGGCGATACCGTTTGGAGCCAGTTCTATCAGACTCCTTGTAATGAATCGGAGATAGCCGATCCTGAGTTTGATGATTATGCTTTAGGATCAGAATTGATTACCAACGGTACTTTCAATGTAGATCCTGTGGCCACCTGGTCTTATGATCCAGAATGGACATGGGATGCAGGCAATACCGAGATGGATTGTTTGAATGGTAGCGGTGCTTTGTTAGAACAGTCAAGCTTGTCGCTTACGGCTGGATTGGTTTACCGAATCAGCTTTGATACGGTCATCACCAATGGCGAGTTTGTGGTTTTGTTTGGTTATGGTGACCCATTGCAGACCCAAACGCCTGCCATAACTACTTCTGGAACTTATGAGTTCGACTTGCAGTTCAATGCTACAGGATTTGAAACGATTACTTTTTTTACTGCCAATAACTTTACTGGCAGCGTTACCAATGTCAGCGTTAAGGTCATAAACTTTGCCAAGTGGGATTACAACGATAGCTGGATTTTGTCTGATGGTCAAGCCTGCCACATACCTGGTCAGATTGGCGATTTGGAAGAAACCGTAGCTAACTATTTGGATGCAGGTAGTTACTATAAGCTCGAAATAACCGTATCAAGCAGAACGGCGGGTTCAGTAACGGTGAATATCAGTGATGTCAATACCGGAGCGATAACTACCAATGGGGTCTTTACTTTTTGGAATACACCTACATTGGCAGGAGTGGTAAGCATTTCAGCTACATCGGATTTCGATGGTTGTATAACAGGCTTGGCTATTTATAAGCTTCGGAATGACTACAGTGCTGAATTGATAGATTCCAACGGCACTGAATATGATGTTTCCGATGCGTTTAGTTATTACCAAGATTATGTAACACTTGGATTCTCATTCGATGATTATGAGTTAGCTGATGGATGCTATACACTAAATGTTTATGACCAGTGCATAGTGACCTCGGATAATTTGGTTTTAAACGGTGATTTTGCCTTTGGTTTTACTGATTGGTCTAGGAACAATGGAACTTCTCAATATGCTATTGTAAGCGATGAACTTCAATTTATCTTCAGTCCATTTACGCAAGGTTATACTTCATACATTACCAATGGTGATTTCAGTAGCGGTGCGGCTTGGACTATCAATGCAGGATGGAGCATTGCAGGAGGTAAGGCAGTACATACACCGGGCAATTCTGGAACTTTGTTCCAAACCATGACATTGCCAACACCACCACCATTACAAAACTATAGCTATTGGGTAAAGTTTACGGTCACGAATTGGACTGCAGGAACAATCAACTTAAAGCTTGGCAATGCAGTAAATGGAACAACTTATACTTGGAAGGGCAATGATACATTTCTTCAATTTTATACCCCAAGACAAAGTGGTTCAGTTGACATAATTTTTACCCCATCATCCACATTTGATGGAGAGATTGACAATGTTGATGTTGTTTTAACAAGTGGTCATGTTGCTTTTCCAATCATTACCAATGCAAACCAACCCTTGTTCACAATTGGAACTTATCAAACTGAATGGGAAATTGTTGGAGTATCAGACCCAAATATTTCAGTTAGATTTTATTTGCAAGGAGGAGTGCCAACACCTCCCTATCAATCTGATATTGGTCTTCAGAGTTACACCCAAACATACAACTTGAATGGTGGTAATGTAGTTGGGGTTGCCAACTTTGGTAAGACATCCATTGACTACATCCAAACAAATTATGTTATTGGAGACATAACGGTTGACAACATCAATGTTATAAAAACCGAACCTTTTGAAGCGTCCTATACTTCCGAGTGCCTAAAATTCGATTCCAATGGATTTGAAAGAACCAAGATGATAGTGGGATGGTGCGACCAGCCAAGCTTCGGATTTGAGTTTACACAGACAGGATTCAGGCTTCAGCAAAGGGCTGAGATTCGTTCAATCGCTCCAACCTATCCCAAGGCTACCACCGTTATGAAAAGCGGAACAGGCAACGCTAGGGTAGCTTATAGCGAAGTCGAAAAGTATTGGCAGTTGCATACCAATTTTGCTTCAGAAACATTCCACGATGCAATGGCTGCCATCATTAGCTGCGACCATTTCCAAATCGGCGATACTGAAGGATCGGGAGTGGAATACGTTTCCGAGCCTGAAGATTATACACCCAATTGGCAAGGCGATGGGTCATATAGCTTGGCTACGGCAGTCATCAACTTGCGTGTTAAAGAAAAAGGCCAACAGTTCAATCGGCACATTTAATTGATTATATTTGCAACAACTGGTGCCAAATCGGGTGAGGCATTAAGTAACCCCAAGAACTCAATCTAAACTCAAAAAATCTATTGCTCTCATGGCAACTTGTTTGAATTACAACTGCGAGGCTCTTGGCGATCACGAAGTAGCCACGTTGACCTGTAAAGGTCCACGTCCTGCCGGTATTTCCGAAGTAGTCCTCATCCTTTGCGGTAACGACCTTACCGATCCTTCAGATGGAACTGAAGTAAACGCTCTTATCGCTGCTGGCGATGCAAAGCTTGTCCAACAGATCCGCATGGGTATCGGTCAGGGTGAATCTACCTTGTCTCCGAAGACCACTGCTTGCGGTCTGCCTCAGACTTTGTACATCACCTATTCAGGTAACATCATCGACTATTCCTGGAACACAACCAACTTTGACTTTTGGACAACCTTGTCTAGCGGTTACACCATCGCAGGTGCTATCGCTCGCCTTTGCCCAAAGACTGGATTTGATGATGAGTCAGTTTACTTGGATGGTGAAATCGCTTTCACAGGTGGAGCTATCATCACTGATACTGATGAAGAGCCAGCACGTTTCGAACTGACCTTTACCTACAAAGGTAACATCAGCTTGATCCCAACACCAACAGGAGTATTTAGCGCATAATCAGTGGAACTATGACCAGAGGCATCTTGCTGATGGCGTGGGGAAAAAGGGGCTATGGTTTCATGGCCCACAACCTCGCGGTTTCCATTAAGCATCACAGCCCTGGCATACCCATCCACCTTATAGCTACCGAGAAGGTTCTGAAGGAGGTCACTGACCGCTCTATGTTTGACAGCATCGAGTTGTTGGATGGCGATCCTTCAGATCCCGGTAGGTATAAAGCGGATATTTACGAACTGACCCCATTCGACTCCACTTTGTTCTTGGATGTCGATGGCATTTGTTTGAGACCTGTCGAGGAGATGTTCGATAGGTTGGATGCTTCGGGCGCATATTATGCGACCTTCATCAACGAGGTTTACGATGTAAATAGTCCTAATATCCTACCACAGATGTGGTGGGCTTATAGGCAAGACATTTGGGACCATTGCTGTTTCGACCATGAGACCAAGTTCCCAGCCACTCAAAGCTCGATTCAATACATAAGGAAGTGCGATAAGACTGCTGAGATGTATAGCATCTTCAAGGCTGAGATGGACAGTCCGATACCTTTGGAGAGGCTTAGGAATAAGTGGGGCGGTGGCCAGCCTGATGAACTATATCTGAACATTGCACTGGCTAGGATGGGGGAATGGCATCACATTGGTGAGGCTTCGATGTACTTCGGAAACACTTCAGCCAAGCGACCCCATGAGATTGCAGAGGTTTACACTTTTTTAAGTTTGTTCGGCAACCGTTCCAACATCAAGCCGATGTATTGGGAATACTACGACCGCATTCTGATGAAGATTCAGTCGGGTCGAGGTCAACGGCATAATTTCAAAGGTCATATATTACGAAGCGACAAGATTGCCAACATAAGTTCGCCCAAGACCAAGGTAGTACCTCCGACCATTGCCAAGATTGGCGATAACAATCGGACTAAGCTTCCTGGTAAGGTGGCTTTATTTACAAGCTACTTTGAGCAGCAGTATGGCGATAGGCAGCGTGAACTGAGGCAGGCGATGAACCTGAACTGCGACTGTCCCAGCATTGATGTGATTTATAATCTTGGCAAGAGTTGGGAACATCCGAAGGTGATAAATGTCGAAGGTTATGACCGCCCAACTTACACAGATTTTATCAAAGAGATGCAAGCGGTCGAGGCGGATTGGTACATTTTAGCCAATACCGATATTTACTTTACCACCGAAATCGAAGACATCAAATCGCTTCAGATGGAGGGTAAGGTACTTTGCCTAAGTCGTTGGGATGTGCTTCATAACGGCAACAGCAAGCTATTCGATTATGAATGGACCCAAGACACTTGGATATGGAAAGGCAAGCCCACAACGCTTAAAAATGTGGATTTCACTATGGGTCTGCCTGCCTGTGATAACCGCTTGGCTTATGAGATTGCTCAGGTGGGACTAAAGCCGATAAATCCAAGCAAGGATATCAAGACCTATCATCTTCATCTAACCAATAAACGAAGCTACAAGGAGCGCGACAGATTGCCTGGCGCGACCTTGCCAGTTCCACCGACCAAGGCTGATTTATACAAAAAGAAGAGGTTACTTATTAAGCAGCCGGGTAAAGTGGGTGACTTATTGATAGTTCTACCTATTGCCAATTGGTACAGTGAGCGTGGATTTGATGTATTTTGGCATTGTCCAAAGCAGTACCATTCCTTGCTGGCTTATGCCGATTATGTCCAGCCTGTCGAATCCGACCGAGGCAATTACGATAGGGTGATTGATTTGAGTTTCGGATTGGACCAAAAAAGTCCAATTCACTACCGATGGATCAAGGACCGAAGGAATGTGGACAGCTTTGTCACCTACAAATACCGATTGGCAGGAGTGCCGCTGACTGAATTGAGAAACCTTAAATACAAGCGAAATGAAATATCTGAAATGGCCCTTTGTGATGCTTTGGGAATTGATAGTAGTAGGCCTTACCATGTCGTTCACAGTAGTAGTGACTATGGGAGTCCTGCTGATATTCTGGTTTCAGACAATGTGGTCCGCTTTGAAAAGGTGGGCGATTTCACAATTTTTGATTGGCGGAAAGTCCTAGAAGGGGCTGCTTCCATCCATTGCATAGATTCAAGCCTGGCAAACTTTGTGGATGCAATCGATACCAATGCCGAGCTTCACTACTATATAACCGATAAGGTTCCGCAACAATCGGACCGAACCATACTGACTAAAAACTGGCAGCAATATGATATGGCACGAGTTTGACATTACTCTAAGCGATAAGAAGCTTGATGAGATGGGAATTGACAAGTTCACGGAAAGCAAGGCTATGGTTGCTCTAGACAATGTTTATTCATTCCACAAGTCTTATAATGAATCGAGCGATGAGGTTACTTTCATCATGTTTATGAATGGTGACACTATGCAGGTCAATTGCTCCTATGAAACCATGAAAAAAATAATGCGATGCAGATAGCCCAGCACCTGATGCCAAACGGCATGGGAGCGCATAACGACTTCAGAGATGCCATCACCGAACTTATCAAAACCAAGAAGCTTGAAAGAATTATTGAAACGGGCAGCTATCTTGGCGAAGGAACTACCCAAGGCATTGCTAATGCTTTGGTGGGAGATGAGCAAGTCTATTCTATCGAAGTTAACCCACGCCACTATGAAGCTGCAAGGAAAAGGCATCGTAATTCGATTATCACTTTCCTGCTTGGTCTATCTGTTAAGCGTTCTGATATTCCCACTGATATTAGTTTCGATGTTCCTGATGATATCGTTATTGACCATCTTGACCATAACAGGGACATTCTCTATAGACAAGAAGTGAGCTTCAAGGTGCCAGATGAGATGCTTCATTTCGCCTTGGCTAAATTGGACTTTCAACCTGATCTGGTTATCTTGGACAGTGCCGGTCACATGGGATTGATAGAGTTCAAGTATTTAATGGAAAGGGTAGAACCTGGCTTTTATTTGGCTTTGGATGATACCAACCATGTCAAGCATTACCATACTTGCGAGAGTCTCAAGACAGTCGATTGCGAACTGATATGGCAGACTGAACAGGGCTTTGGTAGCCGAATCTATTACATCAAATGAGATACGCCTTAACAATAGTTTACAACGCCAAGCATCATCTGCTTAACAACGGCTTTGCTGAAAAGATGGTTCAGATGTTTGACAAGTGGGTGATAATCGAAGGCTTCAGCAGAAACGGTGGTTCTACAGAGTGGTGTACAAGCATCAGACCGCCACATCAGTCTACGGATGGCACTATCGAGACTTGTCAAGATTTGGCAAGTCAATATCCGACCAAAGTCATATTCCATACATCGGCTCAAGGTTATGCTTCCAAGGATGACCAAGTAAACAAAGGAATTGAACTACTGCAAGGCAATCCCGATGGATGGCTTTGGCAGGTCGATTCCGATGAACAGTGGACTGAACAGGACTTGACCGAGGCTGAAAGTATGCTTGAAATAGGCTCGAATGTAGCTGGAGGCTTTCAGTTTTATCATTATCTTTGCAAGGATAGTGATGGCAAGCAGTTGGTGGGGAAAGGATCTTGGGGCGATAACATCGTAGCGCGATTGTGGTGGTGGCATGGTCAGAAGTTCAAGACCCATGAACCTGCAATCATGCACGGACAGGATGGCATCAAGTTCCTACCGCAGAAATTTCATCATTACTCTTATGTATTCGAGCAAGATGTGGAATTCAAAAGCAAGTATTACAAAGGCTACAGACCAGTGCTATCTAATTGGAGAATGCTCCAACAGAAGCGGTTCAATTACCCTATACCTGCCAAGACATTGCTCGGAAGCGGCACATCGGTTGACCTCACTAACTCTTATATAACTACGCTATGAAAGGATGTTCATCATGCGGTGGCTCAAAGCCAAGGACTAGACCTAAACCGCCCACTAAACCAAAACAATAATGCTAACAGCTGAGCAGTTATCCTATTTGGTCGATGAAATTACATCGATCCGCAACAAAGGGAATAAATCAAGAGGCATTTCATTACTTCGCCAAGATGAGGAAGTAACACCGAATATACCTGATTTCTTCCCAGGCTATGTGTTATCCGTGAAATGGCTTGACCAGATACTTATACATGCTCAGAAGGGAGTGTTTCCGGGGTTATTGTTTGCTAAGAATGCGCCGAACCAGACTCCCAAGGAGTTTGAATATGTTCGTGCCAACTTCAAGCAGACTACCTTACAAGTCTTCAAGGATATGGTCGATACTTATGGCCGTGCCTATCATGAGAATAATTGGTCAATCAGTTACACCCCTGATGCGGACCAATATGTAAACACCGATACCACTTTAGCCAAGTACCTTGATCAGGACTTTCCTGAGTATGGCAGCTTGGATAACTTCGTGTTCACCTTCCTGCCTCCATTGAAACTGATGGATGCAATGGGAGTAGTTGCGGTTATGCCATACGAACTCGATACCGTTGAAATCGAAGGCGAAGAAGTGCTTAACCCTGATGAGTTGGTTGAGCCTTACACCAAGTTCTACCATACTACCAGAGTCTTGGCATTCGATGAGGAATTCGCCATCATAGAGAGTGATGAACGCTCCAAAGTAGAATACAATAACAAGGAGGTGATGGATGGAATCGTTTATCTGATATTTGACGATGAATGGATTTACAAGGCTGTCCAAGTTGGCAAGAAAGTAGATTATCAGTTTGAGCTGGTGCCTTACTTCAACCACGCCACAGGTATGCTTCCTGTTAAGCGTGTTGATGGTATCTCGATTCAAATCGATGAGGTAATGATGCAGCAATCTCCATTCCTTTACGCTACGGATGTATTGGATGAGGTTCTTTTGGATGCCGCATTGCTTCGTGGCATCAAGCCAACCTGCACCTATCCTTACCGGGTGATGATTGGTGACCCTTGCCAATTCCAAATCAGGGTGGATGGCGAGAATCTGACTTGTGACGGTGGTTTCCATTATCGCATGGATGGCTCCAAGACTATCTGCTCGGAGTGTAGCGGTTCAGGTCTTAAGGACAGGATAAGTCCTTATGGCACCTTGCTTATCAAGCCTCAAACCAATACTTCCCAAGGCGATAACATCAGCCCCGATTCGGCTATATTCTATGCTGCACCATCGACTGAAACGCCAAGGTTCTTGCGAGAGGAAATTGCTTATAACATGAATCAAGCCTATGAGATTCTACACCTCAAGAAAACAAATAACAAGGTCCAAGGCGGTGAAGGCATCACTGCAACAGAGGCGGCATCAGACCAAAAGGCACTCATCGCTGGAATCAAACAGAACTGTATGCAGCTCTTTGATATGTATGAGTGGTGCGTTAACATGGTTGGATTGATGCGCTATGGCGAGAACTATCGCCAGCCTGTAATCAAGCGACCTGTGAACTATGACTTCTATTTGGAGTCGGATTACTTGGCTCAGATTAACGAGGCTATCATGGCCAAGCAGCCACCGTTTGTTATCCAATCCATCATCTACAAATACCTTCAGACCCTTTACTATCCCGATGTTCAAGGTCAGCAGATTTTCAACCTTATTAGCCAAGCCGATAGGTTGCTTACTATGACTTTGGATGAGATTAATCTGAAGCTTTCCAAGGGATTGGTAGATAAGTGGGAGGTTGTTCTGCATGATTCGGCTATCAACTTGGTGAACGCTCTTATGATGGAGAATCCTGCATTCTTTGAGCAGGACTTCGACACCCAATTGGCTCAGTTGATAGAACGCGCCAAGAATATTGCTGCCAGTATTCAGTTGACTACCGCAGCACCCTTCAACGCACAATCATTAGTTAGCAATATTGTAGCTGGCATCTAATGGCAACGATTAGTGAGCTGATAGCTGAAAAAACGCGGCGGCTCACCACCGTTCCTGATGAGTATTTGACCGAGGTCGAGAGGGCGCAGAAGAAACTGTTTCCTCAAATCGTTGATATCCTACGCCAGCTGACTGTTGACTCGGCAGGTAACTTGGTTCTAAACGCTTCCAATCTTGCCTTGGCTTCCGATGTGAAAGAGTTAGTTCAGCAGATTTTGGCTGATTCGGAATACATCGGAGCGGTTCAGACCTATGCCAGGCAGATGGGTGAACAGGCCAAGGTCAGTGATTCTTTGTTTGCAAAGACCTTTGATGATTATGCGACTACGGCAGTCAGTCAGCAGCTACTCAGAACCACGCAGCGCAATGCGGTTGACTTGCTTGTGAATGCCATCGGTAATCAAAGGTTCGCTGATGTGGTGCGTGAGAATATCGAAACGGCTATCAGTTCCAATGCTGGCTTTACCGAGACTGTTAAACAGCTTCAAACAATAGTTACAGGCGATGATGAGGTGGATGGGAAGTTGCTTCAGTATAACAAGCAGATTGCCCATGATACCTTTGCCATAGCCGATAGGAACTACACTTCGGCAGTCAGCGAAGAGCTGGAAGCGGAATGGTTCTTTTATTCAGGAAGTGAGATTGAAACTACAAGGCCTTTCTGTGCTGAAAGACATAATCAATACTATTATTACAAAGAAATTGAATTGTGGGGAGAAGGCAGAAAAACACCACCTTTAAGACTACCTGATTCATCAGGAGCATGGGCTGGTCAGATTCCTGGCACCAACTCATCCACGATTTATTCCTATGCAGGTGGTTACAATTGCAGACATTCCATCATACCGGTATCCATCAGGCGAGTTCCTAAAGCAGTAATATTGGAGGCGATAAACAAATATGGATTTGAGCCGAGCGCGGTCGAAACGGATTTGCTAGGATTATAAAAAGCCACCTTACGGGGCGGCAAGCAAACAACCAAACGCGATTCAAATATAATTAAGTAATAATCCACCACCAAATGATGATGCAAATACTTACTGCTATAGGCCAGAAGCAGCCTTGGAATTTGTCTTTATTATCTTCCATGCCACAATTATAGTTATAAAACAGTAATTTTGTTAAGTATATTTGTATAAAAATCACCCCTTTATGGATCATCTGAAGAAAGCCCAAAGCATGAAGACAGGTCGGGTAGCGATGCTTCCACCATCCATCTACAACAATCCAATCAGGATGGCTAATGGTCAATGGGTGATTATTGAAACGCCACCCGATATCGTGCAGGTCAGTCCTAACCGATTCGTGATACTTGATACTAACCAGACCGCTCCTGCCGAGCCGACTGTAGATACCCTAACTTCGGAGCAACCGATTGCCGAAGCCCCAAAGAAAAGAAATCGGAAACCAAAACAAACTACAAATGATAGACCTGAAGCAGCTGAATGAGTTCGCAGGTATCGAAGCCGAAAACTTCGACCAATTTAAAGAACAGTTCCAAACCAAATTCGTACTTAAAGAGAATGTCGTAAAAGACCCCGACTTGACATCAGCCATAACCGGTAAGGTGATGGGTAGCCAAATGACCAAGATCAGGCAGATGTTCAAGGAGGAAGGCATTGAGATAACCGAAGAGGAAACCAAGACCATTAAGAAGAATGAGGAACTGTTCCAACTGGGAATGAACAAGCTCAAAGGAAACTATATAAACCAGATTGAAGATGTCAAAAAATCCTCCGCACTCGGGTCAGATGAACGGCTCAAGGAATATGAATCGCGTATTCAAAAGATTGAGAAAGAAAAAAACGACATTAAAGCAGCTTGGAAAAGCACTGGCGAAGAGTTTGAGAAATACAAGTCCGACATTTCCACCTCAATGAAGCAAAAGGAAATCGATTATAAGGTTTCCAAAGCGAAAGAATCCCTGAAGCTACGCGCCAAGATTAACGAAGCAGAGCGAGCAGGATTTGAGGCAATCCTTAAAAACCGCCTTAAGTTCGATATGGATGATAGCGGATCACTGGTCATAATGAATGGCAACGGTGAGCGCATAAAGTCCAAGGTAAAGGCAGGCGATTTCATGCCAGCCGAGGAAGCCATGCAAGAGATAGTCAACGAGCTTGGCTTGGGTGAATCAAATCCTCATGCTGGCAAGGCTGCTCCACAGGTTCCGTTGACTAACCAAGGCTTCGGACTTAACAACCGCAATCCTCGCCCTATGCCGAACCAACAAGCTCCAGCGATGGCAGCAGGTAAGCGCATCCATCCGAGGGCTTCAAAATAATACGGTTTGAATTGAATATAGTGGAGGCTGTGAGAAATCACGGCCTTTTTTCGTATATTTGCCAACGGTGCGAACCACTGCAATAGTGTGGATTTGTTGCAAGCCACTGCAATAACAGGGCAAACTCAACTAATTCTAATCTTAAATCCATACTAATCATGTCATGTTCTTCAACCCTGCTCGCTTGCCCCGATGTGCAGCTAGAGCTTAATTCTTATTTCACAACTTGTAATGTAGCTACCCTTGGCCGCGATTCAGCGTTCCTTGGCATGCTTACTTCACCTGAGAACGTATCTGGTATCAATCAGGTAGTAAACCCAGGTGGTGCAAAAACCCGCACCGTTATCCTTCGCTACGATTCAGGTATCCCTGTTGCCAATGTAGAAGAGGTAACCGAGTGTAACTTGGACTGTGCCGCTACCAACCAAGGTGGTGACAACTCAGCCGAATACTCGATGGATATCTGCCAGAAGGTAAAATACGGTGAGTCTTATTCCGTTTATGAATTGGCTAACATCTGCCGTTCAAACCAAGACTTCATCGCTGCTCGCCTGAATGCTATGGCTGGTGCTATCGAGCAGAAAATCGCTCAGAAGACTGCTGAAGAAGCTGTTCCTTTGGTAGGCGGTTGGGCTTCTGATGTATCCAACGTAACAGGTGCAGTAAAGCAAGTTGCCACCAAGAATGGCACTGCCTTGAATCCTTACTTCCTTCCTGAGATCGACTTGGCTTCCAAGCAAACTGGCTACTGCGCTCCTATCGGTATCTTCGGTGGTTCTGAATTGTACCTTTCAACTGATTTGTTAAACGTAGGTTGCTGCGGACAAGATGGAATGGATTTGATGGGTATCATGGGTCGCTACGGCAAAGTAGTTGCTTGGGATCCTTATATTGTTGATGCTTTCACTTCTAACAACATCTCTTTGATGACCCAACTTGGTGCTATGCAACTGTTGGTGTATACTGTTGGAACTGAAGCGTCTTTCAGCCCACTTGCTTCCGGTGCTTCCAGCAACTTCGAGATCATCCCATTGACTACTCCACGTTATGGCATCCCAGTTGACTTGATCGTATCAAACAATTGCGGTCAGATCAGTATGACCATGCAGACTTCAACCAAGCTTGTTGCTTTGCCAACTGACTTGATCTGTTCTGGTCCTTCACAAGGAGTTAACTTCGTGAACTTGATCGAAGTAAACAACGCGTAATCGGTTTCATTTTGTTAATTGGGAGGGGTGCCTTTAGCCCCTCCCTTTAATCTTATAAGCATGGAGTGTTTCAAAGACCTTAT